CGCAAAACACAAAGGACGGAACCACTACAACAACGTGGCAGAACGCTAAAGTTGACCGTTCCAGTGCGTCAAAAAAAGTAGAGGCTAAAGAAATTAAGACAGATAAAAGTAAAGTAATAAAGCATTCCAAAAGTAAAGCTTTGTTAAAAATTAAAGAAAATACCGAAAATATTAAAAAAGAAACCCAGCGTGAAAGCTATTCGCTGTGGTGGCTTTTACTTTTAATTATTCCAATTTTATACTTTTACATTAAATATCGCTAAAAATAGAAACAAAGGAAACAATAAAACATATTTATTAGATACGCTAAAGCCCCAGTGATTTGGGGCTTTTTCTATGAAGTAAACAATATAAACAATAAATATTAAAATAATATATAATTAATAATATAGTAATATACTATAAGCTTATAGGCTTATAGTATATTACGATATAAAGCTATATAAAGAGTTTGCTATTGTTTACGTATTTATTGTTTACTTCTGCTTGTAAGTCCCGTAAACAGTAGCAAAAAGCGTAAACAATAAAAATATTTTAAAAATTTATTAAAATTTATTTGCTTTTTAGTTTTTAAAGGGTTTATCTTTGTAAAAAATATTTACGAATGGAAACACTTAAAAAAATAATTAAACTAAAAAAGTTAGGCAAGCGAGAACTTGCTGAGGCACTCTTCCCGGACGCAAAGCACCCGCTTATGACGCTTAACCGCGTTCTGTCAGGAGAGCGCCCTTTGAGCGTTGAAGAGTTTAAAATCCTTGCAGAAATTACGGACGTGCCTATCGGTTTTCTAATTACTGAAAAGTGGGATATTACAGCCGACTGCCTCGACTTTATTAGTTTTAGCAAAGGGGATATCACTTGCGAAGCCGAGACCTCCAGCTGGGTTGTACGGGTTTACAAATTTGCTCCCGGAGGGCGTAATTTAGTTTACAAAGTGCAAGCGCAAAATGCCCCGCTTAAAGTGTTTCTGTCGGATATCACGGATTTAATAATAAAAAAAAGTAGTAACAAGTTAATAAATATTTCAAATGAGTAAGCTAAATTTAAAGATTGATTTGAACGAGTTGGGAACGGCCCAACGTGAAGCACTGGCCGCGTTTATAACTGCACCTAGAAAGTATGACGAGCAGCACGACGAAGCGATGCAAGAAATTAAAGAGGACCATGTTTTAGAAGTTAAAGCAGAACAGGAAGAGGCGCAGCCAACTGAGGCCCCAAAGCGTACACGTGCTAAACGTACAACCTCAACCACTAGCGACGCTCTCGCAGATAAAGAGCGGACCGAGTCAATAGTTGACGAGTACAACTCTAAAAAAGAAAAAGCAGAGGAGGCGGCTAAATACTTAGCGGACTCACTAGAACCCGAGGAGGTAGAACCCGAGGAGGTAGAACCCGAGGCACCAGAACCTGAAGCAGCAGAACCTGAAGCAGCAGAACCTGAAGCAGCAGAACCTGAGGTAGTAGAAGTAACCCTTGACGACCTTAGAGCTCTAGTAACGCCTTTGGTACTGGATAACCACAGAGCGGAGCTTAAGGCTAAAATAGTCGAACTAGGAGGTACTAAGCTCGCAGATATGCCTACAGAGAATTACGGTAAACTTAAGACTTACCTAAAAGGTTTGAAGTAATGCACGGCAACGTTAAAGTCCTTATTAGGGCTTACATTAAAACGTTCCACAATAAAAGTAAAACCTTGCAGCAGCAGGACATTAATAGCGCTGCTGCACGGGTTACTGACTACCTGAACAACGCCCACGGGCATACGCCACCCTACCAATTAGCAGGGTTAATTTATCAGAAATTATTATCTAAAATGAAAAACAAAGTAGAACATAGTCAAAGGGCTCACGCGCTACTCTCGGCCTCGGGAGCGGACCGCTGGCTTAACTGCACCCCCTCGCCTCGGTTAGAGGAGAACTTTAAGAAACAGAGTAGCTCGTTTGCTGAAGAGGGCACACTTGCTCACGAGTTCGCAGAACTTATCTTAAAAAAGTACCTAGATCGAATAGACGCTAAAGCGTACAAGGCTCAGTTCGTTGAGCTATCCAAGTCAAAGTACTACAGCGATGAAATGATCGAGTTTGTGAACCTACACGTTGACTATGTGCTGCAGCAGTTCGCTGCAGCCCAAAAGCTAGACAAACACGCTGTACTTTTAATTGAGGAGCGGGTGGACATTACCCATTTAATTGAGGGAGGTTTTGGAACGTGCGACGTAATTATTATCGCTTGCGGCGTTATGGAAGTTATAGATTTAAAGTACGGCCTTGGTGTTCGTGTATCAGCGGAGGACAACTCACAGCTAAAGCTGTACGGCTCGGGAGCAGTAGAGAAGTACGACGTCAAGTATGACATTACTAAAGTAATTTTAACGGTAACCCAGCCCCGTATGGACTCAATTAGCTCTTGGGAGATCCTAGCTAGTGCTTTAATCGAGTGGGGGGAGCAGGTTGTTAAGCCTACGGCCCTAATCGCTTACGAAGGCTCCGGGGAGCAGAAAACAGGTACTTGGTGCAATTTTTGCAAAGCTTCCCCTAGGTGCGCTGCTCAAAACGCTTTAGCTTTAGAAGCGGCACGCGAAGCCTTTACTGATCCGCAGCTATTAACCGATGAACAACTAACAGAGGTGTATTCTAAGATAGACGCTGTAGGTAAGTGGTTTTCCAGCGTACAAGCGTATATGTACGCCGAAGCGATGAACGGTAAGAAGTGGGACGGGCTTAAACTTGTGGACGGTCAAAACCGCCGCGGCTGGAGCAACGAAGAGGCAGCGCGGGAACTACTAGCAGGGAATTACAAAACCGAGGAGTACACCAATATTAAAATGAAGGGCATCGGCGACATAGAGAAGTTAGTAGGTAAAAAGAACTTCCCTATTATGTTTGTCGAGGTGCTAGAGCATAAAAGAACCTCCCCTACTTTAGTAGATGAAAGCGACGAACGTCCTGAGATGGTCCAAGAGGACTATTTCGAAGATTTAGATAAAGAAATATAAACAATTAATACTTTAGATTATGGTCGATTGTACAACAAGAGCAGGTCAAGGAACCTGCAGTCAGCAACCAATTAACGAGATTATCGAGGTTCGTGAGTTTGCGATTAATGCAGCAGAAGATTTATTTAATAAATTTTCAAATAGCGAAATTAGGGAGTTTTTAGAAGAGTTAAAGAAGTACTGCCTCGACAGGCTGCACGACCAACTAGAAAAAGCTAGAAACGAGCACCAGAGGCTTGACGACGACTTTGTAAAATTGCAAAAAGAAATATAAAATAAATTTGCGTATAACTTAAATTTATTTTATATTTACAGAAAATTATTAATAACTATTAAATTTTGAAATTATGGCATTAAGAGAAAACCAAGTGGTTACAGGCGAAGTGAGACTATCCTACGCTAATTTGTTTAAAGCTCGTGCAATGAACGAGGGCGAAACACCAAAGTACGGCAGCATGATCTTAATTCCTAAGAAGGATAAGGCGACTGTAGCACGCTTTAACGAGGCGCAGGAGTTTGCTAAACAAGAGGGCAAAAATAAGTTTGGCGGTAAAGTACCCGCTAATTTAAAAACTCCTTTAAGAGACGGAGACGAAGAGTACCCGGACGACCCTAATTTTGCGGGTATGTGGTTTTTCAACGCTTCAAACCAAAGACGCCCTATAGTGGTAGACCGTTCAAAGTCTCCCCTAACGGAGGACGACGACGAAATCTACAGCGGCGTTTACGGTAAAGTAGTGGTTAACCTGTTCGCCTACGCTGGTAAGTCCAAAGGCATAGCTGCAGGATTTGAAGCTTTCCAGAAAACCAGAGACGGTGAACGCTTAGGCGGTGGGGGCATAGACATCGACGACGCCTTCGGAGACGAGGACGATATTTAGATTAAAAAGAGGTTAAGGTTTTGCGGGTTCGACTCCCGCAACCTCTCTAAGTTCTGAAATACTTTACCTTGCTGCGGGAGTTTTTAAACAAACGTTGGCACTTCGCAAGTTACGAAGTAAAATAATAAAGTTCGTGCATACGCAAAACCGCAGCGTTACGGGAGTTTTGCAAATAAACATTTTTTGGTTTAAAAAAGTTAATCTTAGACCCGCTTACTCTGGCGTCATTGGAGTGAAAGATTACGCTAAGGGCTAAGGGCAGAACCTCTTAATCAGTAGCACTAAAGCCTCGATAATTAAATCGGGGCTTTTTTAATAAATTTATCGCTATGCAAAAACTACACATCGACATCGAAACTTATAGCAGCGTTGACCTTACGACTTGCGGGGCTTACAAATACTTTGAAAGTCCAGATTTTGAGATCCTAATGATTGCTTACGCTTTTGACCAGTCCGAGGTTACTATAATAGACCTTGCAGCGGGAGAGCATTTGCCTTTTTGGTTTGCCCCCGCTCTTAGAGACGAAGAGGTAGAAAAACACGCCCACAACGCAAACTTTGAGCGTAGAGCTTTTGAGGCGTACGGCATAAACACACCTATTGAACAGTGGTACTGCTCAGCGGTTAAAGCGGGGTACTGCGGTCTACCTCTATCTCTAGAGGGAGTAAGTAAAGCCCTAGAGCTTGGAGACGGGGGCAAGTCGGCCGAAGGTAAGGCTTTAATTAAATATTTCTCTTGCCCAGTAAAGCCGACAAAGGTAAACGGTGGGCGAACTAGAAACCTTCCACACCACGACCCTATTAAGTGGGAAGCCTTCAAGGACTACTGCAAGCAAGACGTTAACGCCGAGCGTAACGTAGGCGCCAGGTTGCTAGAGTACAAAATTCCACAAATGGAACGGCAGCACTACATTTTAGACCAGCAAATAAACGACCGCGGGATTCTAATCGATACCGAATTTGCGCTTAAAGCTACGATAATGGACGAGCTATTTAGCGCTGAGCTCTTCATCCAGCTCCAGCACTTAACTGGACTAGACAACCCCAACAGCCCCGCTCAACTAAAGAAGTGGCTAAGTGCTCAAACGGGGGAGCAGGTCGATAGCGTTGCAAAGGGCAACGTGTTAGAACTGCTCGAAGGTAAAACTATACCAATAGTAGAGGAGGTTTTAAAGCTGCGACAGATGGACGCTAAGACCTCCACAAAGAAGTATGTATCTATGCTGAACTGCCACGGTGAAGACAAAAGGGCCCGCGGGCTGTTGCAGTTCTACGGTGCAAACCGTACGGGCCGCTGGGCGGGTAGACTTATTCAGATGCAGAACTTACCTCAAAATCAGTTGAAGTACTTGGAGCAAGCCCGCGCGGCGGTTGCGAGTGGCGACTACGACCTTGCTAAAATGCTTTATGACGACATCGCTAGTTTACTCTCTCAACTCATTAGAACAGCGTTTATAGCTAAACCAGATCACACCTTTGCTGTTGCAGATTTTAGCGCGATTGAGGCCCGAGTTATAGCGTGGCTATCGGGGGAGACTTGGAGGCTTAAAGTTTTCAATACACACGGTAAAATATACGAGGCTTCCGCGTCCAAAATGTTCAACGTTCCAATAGAGCAAGTAACCAAAGGATCTGACTACAGGGCAAAAGGTAAAGTAGCTGAGTTAGCACTTGGTTACCAGGGCAGCGTCGGAGCTCTTAAAACGATGGGCGGGGAGGCTATGGGACTTAATGAAAACGAAATGAAGTTAATAGTTACGAAGTGGCGCAAGGCTAACCCTGCAATAGTTCAACTCTGGTACGACTTGGAGCAGTGCGCCGTGCAAGCTTTAAAAACCCGCAAGGCCGTAACCTCGCAGCACAAAGGCTTAGTGTTTGAATACAACGGTGAAGTACTTACAGTACTACTGCCTTCGGGGCGTAAACTGTTTTATCAGTCGCCCAGCTTTTCCAAAAATCAGTGGGATAAACTCTCAATCCGATATAAAGGAATGGACCAGACTACAAAGCAGTGGGGTTGGGTTGATACATACGGTGGCAAATTGACTGAAAACATAGTGCAAGCTATAGCTAGAGATCTACTAGCTGAGGCGATGCAGCGCGTTGACAAGGCGGGGTTTGATATAGTATTGCACGTTCACGACGAGGTAGTTTGTGAAGTTCGCCAAGAGTTTAGCAAGGTTTTTTTAGAAACAATTTGTGATTTAATGGGGCAAACGTCGGACGTTTACAACGGCGTACCGTTTCCAGCCGAGGGTTACTTGACCCCGTTTTATAAGAAAGATTAAAAAGTTAAATTATTGTTAACACAGTAAAAGTGTAATACACTTTAGGTGTATATTTGTACAAGCAATAAAGCTAAAGCAAAATATAGTAATTATGGAAGCATCTTACGGATTTACAATTACAAGAACAACGCACACGGGTCTGATGGAATTTTTAACTGAAAAAGGATTTAGAAGCGAGAGAGCAATTTTAGAAAATCAATTAGAAAAATCAACTTTTGACAAAGTAGGCGGTTCTAAATTAGTTAGGGAATTAAGAGCGGATTGCAGGATTGCTTCTATGAAAAAATCAATAATATTAAACTACTAATATGACCCCTTAAATTACAGAACTTATGAAAAAAACCACTAAAAAAATGTTCACGCACCGACTAGAGCAGGAACAACACGAAACGCTCAAAACCATTGCAACGCGGTTAAATAAAACCAAAGGGTACAAGTTCCCTATTGCAACGCGGGAGCAGTTAGAAGAGATTGAAGCTATAGAATTTAGCACGGATCTTATATTTAAGGGTATCTCGAAAGTCGAAGCCTCGGAATTTATAAATGGTACTAAGTAGTATGATACACGACGGTAAACTCAACATCGCTACAGCCTTTGGCGCAAAGTCGAAGGTATGGAAAAACAAGGCTTGGAAGTGGTCCGACTTTGCCGCAAAACTGCGCGAGGGTCAAAAGACAAACGAGACCTATAAGGAGTTCATTAGTGCCTCAAAAGAGGAGCAGAGCAAAATAAAGGACGTAGGCGGGTATGTAGGTGGGTACTTGCGCGGTGGTAAGCGCAGCCCCTCAACGGTGGTAAGTAGACAGCTGGCAACGCTGGACATCGACTTCGCACACCTTGAATTTTGGGAGGACTTCACAATGCTTTTCAACTGTGCCGCAATTATACACGGCACTCATAAGCATTCAGACCTTACACCTCGTTACCGCTTACTTATTCCACTTAGCCGCGAAGCAACGCCTGACGAGTACGTAGCAGTAAGTCGTAAGATAGCGGGAGTGCTTGGGATTGAGTTATTCGACAATACCACGTTCGAGACTAACCGCCTTATGTTTTGGGCCTCTAGTCCTAAAGACGTGGAGTACTACTTCGAGGAGCAGGACGGGCCTTGGCTAGACGTAGATGAGACGCTCGAATCCTACATCGACTGGAAGGACACAAGCCTCTGGCCAACGGCTGACAGGAAAATAAGAGAGTTGGGCGAAGCCTCAAAAAAGCAAGAGGACCCAACGGAGAAAAAAGGAATCATCGGAGCGTTCTGTCGCACCTATACTATCTCGCAAGCTATTGAGGCCTTCTTAACGGATGAGTACATTGCTACAGCAGATGACAAGCGCTACACCTACACCAAGGGCAGCACGGCTGCGGGGCTAATGGTTTACGAAGATATGTTCGCTTATTCGCACCACGGGACAGACCCTTGCGGCGGTAAGCTATCAAACTCTTTCGACCTTGTAAGACTCCATAAGTTCGGCCACTTGGACAACGATGCCAACACGTCCGCTCGGCCTAAGTCGTTCGTAGCTATGGAGGACTTCTCCCGTGAAGACGCGGGGGTCAAGGCTACGCTTATATCTGAGATGTTCGAGACCTCGGACTACGACTACGCGGACGACGCACCGAACGTTGAAGGCGACCAAGAGGACACTACTTGGGCAGAAGCTCTGGAGGTTGACGGTAAAGGTAAGCCGCTCTCTAGTGCTCGAAACATAACCGTAATTTTTGCAAACGACCCACGGCTTAAAGATACCTTTAAAAGGAATCAATTTGACACAAAGAGGTACGTATTTAGAACGCTCCCTTGGCGTAAAATCTCAACTCCCGAACCTATTAAGGATGTGGACTACTCAGGCGTTAGGAATTACATAGAGACTATTTACGGCATAAGTGGCTCGCTAAAGATTGACGACTCACTAGCTATAGAGTTCGAAAAACAGAGCTTTCACCCGATTAAAGACTACCTCAACTCTCTGGAGTGGGACGGTACAAAACGAATTGATAATTTGCTAACTGACTACTTTGGCGCACTAGAGAGCTTATACACTCAGGAAGCGGTTAGGAAGTTCATGGTTGCCTCAGTTAAACGAGTGTTCGTTCCGGGCTGCAAGTACGACAACGTGCTTACCCTTGTAGGTGCAGAAGGGACTAAAAAATCTAGCTTTTTTAAAATACTTGGTAAGGTTTGGTTTTCTGATACGTTTATGACGGTCCAAGGTAAAGAGGCTCTGGAGCAGATACAAGGCGCGTGGATCATTGAAATGGCAGAACTCGCAGGACTTCGCAAGGCAGAGGTTGAGGCCGTGAAGCACTTTATCACAAAGCAAGAGGACAGCTTTAGACCTGCCTACGCTCGGACGTCAGAAACGTATAAACGGCAGTGTGTGTTTGTTGGATCAACCAATGAGCGCAACTTCTTAACCGGGGCGAATGGTAACAGGCGCTTTCTACCCATTGAAGTAATACCTGAGCGCGTAAAAAAGGATGTTTGGACTGATTTAGTTGGAGAAGTGGATCAGCTATGGGCTGAGGCCGTGGACCTGTTTAAAGCTGGAGAAACGCTATTCTTATCGTCAGCGGCCGAGGCCCTAGCTAAACGAAAGCAGATTGAACACTCCGAGAGCGACGAACGCAAGGGCTTGCTAGAGCTGTACCTAGAAACAAGGTTACCGCTGCAGTGGTCAGAAATGGATATTTACCAGCGCCGTATGTATTTAGAGGGTTCACCGAATAAGGGAAGCCTTAGACAAGTTGTGTGTATAGCAGAGATTTGGGCTGAGTGCTTTGGGAAAAACCGCGAAGATATGGACCGATACAAAACTAGAGACATTAACGAGCTTATGAAGTCCGTTGAGGGATGGACTTACAAGGCAACAACTAAAAACTTTGGTACTTATGGAAAGCAGAAATACTATAGCAGAGAAGAACTCTAAACGGATTGAGCTTGTGCAGATGGTCCTAAACGGAATAAGCTACTACGATGCATCTTTGATAGTTAAAATGGCACACAACACCGCAAGGTTTATAATGGAGGACTTCCACGACGCGGGCGGATATTTAATAATTGAATCAAAAATAAATGACTATGCAAATAAAAGTAGAGCAAGAGAAGGTTATAGAGCGAAAGCTAGACAGAAGTATAAGAGCAGTGGGGGGCTGGACACTCAAACTACTTCCTACGTTCGTCTCGGGTCTCCCGGATCGTCTGATAATTATGAAGGGTAAAACACATTTCGTGGAGCTTAAAACTACAGGCAAGCGACCCCGCCCCGACCAAGTCGTAGTGCATAAAAGGCTAGAGAAACTAGGCTTTACCGTTGTAGTAATTGACAGCAGCGCAGGTATTGAGGAGTTCGTTAAACGGATAACGGAATGAACGAGTCAAACTTACATAACTACCAGAAGGGAAGCATTGAACATTTGCTAAAGTACTCACACTCAGGCTTGTTCCAAGAAATGGGTTTAGGCAAAACGGTATCGACGCTTACAGCTATTAAGCGCCTTAAGTTCGAGGAGTTCGAGATTGACGCTGCGCTGGTTATTGCTCCTAAGCGGGTAGCGGAGTCGGTGTGGTCGGCTGAGGTAGAGAAGTGGGCGCACCTCAAGGGCTTGCGCCTATCTAAGATCATAGGCACGGAGCGTCAGCGTAAGGACGCGGTACGGGTCAAGGCTGACGTTTATATGCTTGGCCGCGATAACGTGGTTTGGTTCCAGTCTATGTACCAAAGTCTAAAGGTTCTAGGAGAGGACGTTATGCTTGTGATCGACGAGTCCAGCTCGTTCAAAAACCCAAAAAGCCAACGCTTCAAAGCTCTGAAGCACCTGCAGCCGTACTTCACTAGAATTTGCATCTTAACAGGTACGCCCGCGCCTAACGGACTTATCGACTTATGGTCGCAGATATGGCTGCTAGACCGCGGGGAACGCCTAGGTAAAACGCTGACGGGTTTCAGAGACAAGTACTTTAGCCCTGGTAAGCGTAACGGGCACATCGTGTTCAACTACAACGCTCAAGAGGGTAGCGATACACTGATCCACGATGCTATAGGAGACATTTGTATAAGTATGAAGGCGGAGGACTACCTCGATATGCCGCCCGCTATCTACAACGATATAAGCCTTGACCTAGGGGCCTCGGTTATGAAACGGTACACGGACTTCGAGCGCGACAAGGTACTCGAGCTCGTTAGCGGGATAGACGAGAGCGGAGAGGTTTCCGCGCTTAATGCGGCAGCCCTATCAAACAAGCTGCTGCAATTCGCTGGAGGGGCTGTTTACGACGAAAACCGCGTAGTACACGCTATCCACTCTATTAAGCTCGATGCAGCGGAGGAGGTTATCGAAGCGGCAAACGGTAAGCCCGTGCTACTTGCTTACACCTACAAGCACGAGCTGGAACGTCTACTTGTTAAGCTAAAGAAGTACAACCCTGTGAAGCTAGAGACCGATCAGCATATAAAGGATTGGAACGCTGGTAAGATAAGCATACTACTTATGCACCCCGCCTCGGGTGGCCACGGGCTAAACCTGCAAGAGGGGTCGAACATTGCACTATGGTACTCTTGTAACTGGTCGCTAGAGCTTTACCAGCAGTTCAACAAAAGACTGGACAGGCAAGGGCAACAGGAACGCGTTACCATTAATAGACTGGTCGCCGTTGGAACGGAGGACGAGCGAGTGATCGCTGCGTTAGACAGCAAAGCTAACACACAGGAAAGCCTTATGCAGTCGATAAAAGCGAAGATTGACAAGTATTTAAAAAGTTAAATTCTTGTTAAAGCGTATTACACTTTTAATGTGTAGCCGTATATTTGTATCAGCAATAACGCTAAAAGAAAATATAGAAATTATGAAATCAACTACATCGAGAGTACTAGCTTCCAAAATCGAGAAGCTTGTAGCCGACAAGCACCTAAACCGTAACTCAACTATATTTGACTGGCTTATGCTCGTATCTTTAGGAGCTAAGCACTTACGTCCTATTAACTCAACAGGGGGCAGTTGGAAGTACTCCAGCCTATCGGATAGAACGGTAGAGATAACCTCCGCTTTGAAATCCCTAGGAGTAGAGTTTACACTTAGCAACGACGCTCCAAAAGGCGGTAAAACGGGCGCACTAATTACGATAACTACTAAAGTAAAACAAGTATGAGCTTTGAAAAACGAATGCAGGATCTAAGGAACTTCCTAGACATTGAGGACGCGCTTAACAGTAAAACCGAACAGTTGCTGCACGCGGTTGAGTTAGAGCACGCTAAGGCTTTACCAAAGAAACGGGCCGCGGTTAAGAAGGTTGTGGTGGTCCAGAGGTTTAGCGTAGAGATTATAGAGCGAGGCTCTACTAATGTGGCCGAATTTGAGAACGAGAAGAGCCTTAACGTTTTTTTAAAAAACAAAAGACTAAACAGAGTTTTAGAGTTTAAAAATATAAACCCTGGAGACGATGAGCCTTTACCTTTAATAATTAAAATAAACAGGTTATGAACTACGAGGATAAAATCAGACTAATAAACGCCGAAATAGATAGGGATAACCGTAGAACATCGAGGGTATTAACGGCCCTAATTTTAATTGAAGTACTTGGCTACTTCTTAATATTTTAACTTATGGAGGTAGATAAATTTTACAACTGGTTGCTTAGATGCAAAAACATATATTTGGCCGACAATATTAAAATGACAAGAGCCTTTGAGATTGTCGCAACACAGAACAAGAGATGCAAATAAAGATCCTATATTACGACCTTGAAACTACAGGACTAGACGAGCGCAAGCACGGCATACACCAATTCTCTTGGATGCTGGAGATTGACGGCGTTATAGTAGACGAGCAGGACTATAAAGTAAGGCCGCACCCTAAGGCCCTACTTGACGAGACCGCCTTAGCAATAGGCCACACGACAGCGGAGACGGTGCAGTCTTACGAAGAGATGGCTAAAGTGCATAAACGGTTCGTAGCAACGATGCAGAAGCACGTCGATAAGTACGATAAGAAAGATAAGATTTACCTTTGCGGTTACAACTCCGCGGGGTTTGATAACAGGTTCCTGCGGGCTTGGTTTAAGCAAAACGGAGACAGCTACTTCGGATCCTTATTTTACGGCGAGGAGCTAGACGTTAGAACTCTGGCAGCTCAGTACTTGCTTAACAGGCGCTTAGGTATGCCCGATTTTAAGCTTATGAGCGTAGCCAGCGAGTTAGGTATAGAGGTAGATCAGTCAAAACTCCACGACGCGCTATATGATATTTATTTGACTAGAGAAGTGTATAAGATAGTAACTGGGCGAGAGTCCGAAATTTAGCGATTATGACAGGAGAAGATTTTTTAGAAGTCGGTCGGGAATATTTCCTAGACAAATACAAAAATGAAACAGGTTATTTCGCTGGATCGGACAGCTCACATATTTACTTTAAACGTGGCGAAGGTAGCTTTTATGAACTAGACCTGCAGGGGTTTATTAGCTTTCCTAGGGGTAAAATAAGATATGAGAGCGTAAACAATGAGATTTAGCATTGTTTACAAAAGCAACAAAGAGAAACAATGAAGCAACTTATTGTTTACGCTTACCAAGTCAATAGTAGCAACGGTTCAGAGCTAATGTAAACAATGTAAACAATGTAAACAATACTTTTGGCAAAACATTCGAGAAGGTAAAAACTAAAAAACGGCACTTTTTATTAAGTCGCCGTTTTTATTTTGTGAAAAAATGAAAGTTTTTAGTTTTTTCTTAAAAAGTGTTAAATATAGCTTATTTAAGCAACCAAAGCAACAATAAGCAACAATCTTTGTTTACGCCTAAACCCTAACAACGGCGGGGGCTAACTTCTACTGTAAACAATATAAACAATAATAATTAATATTAATATTAATATTAATAATATAGTATTATATAGCTATATAGGATTATAGTATATTATAGAAATATTGAATATTACAGTATAGCCCTGTAGAGTTCATTGTTTCTTTGTTTACATTGTTGCTTTGAGCCTTAAAACCAACAACGGCGCGGCTTAACAGCGTAAACAATAACTTTTTTGCAATTTATTTGTTTTTTATTTGAAAAGTGCTGTATCTTTGCTTTTATGAAACCGAACCGTGACGCGCTTATAAACGAAATGATATCTGACATCGACTTTGGTATGGACCGAGGCGAAGTAAGGGCTAGGTTCGTCGCAGAGTGGCATTTGAGCACTAGAACTTTTGACCGCTACTGGCAGTCAGCCAAAAAACAGTTTGACGAGGAGCAAAACCAGATAAAACTAGAGAGGCAGGACATAAAAATTGCTGCTATCTCAGAGCGCACCGAGTACCGCGTTATGAGCAAAGCCGAACGTATGAACATACTCTCGCAGATGGCTGATGGCACGCTTCAGGTGCAACGAAACGTAGTCACCAAAGACGGCGTAATGGTCATCTTAGCACTGCCCGACTACAACGACAGGAAGGCCGCTATTGCGGAATTAAACAAAATGGACGGTGAGTACGCCCCGGTGCGAAAAGATCTAACCAGCGGTGGAGAAAAGCTTCCCCCGGTTAACTTCCAGATCGTTCTCGATGAGTAGCGGAGCTGTGAAGCTCTCGAAAAAACAAACTAAAGCGTGGCAGTTACTCGCTGACGACGTTACTCTCTTCGTAGGTTACGGAGGTGGGGCGTTCTCAGGCAAGTCTTATCTTATGTGCTACTGGCTCACGTTTATGGCTTGTGAGTACTCTGGTACAGCGTGGGGACTTGGACGTAAGGAATTGATAACCTTGAAAAAGACAACTCTAGTAACGCTCTTCAAAGTATTTGCCGAGATTGGACTGTTGAACGAGAAACACTACACCTACAACCAGCAGCTCAATAAGCTTATTTTTTGGAACGGATCGGTAATTTATCTAATCGACACCGCCTACAAGCCCTCAGATCCGCTCTATGAACGTTTTGGAGGACTAGAACTCACTGGAGCAGCTATCGACGAGAGCAGCGAGACCGATCCAAAGGCAATAGACATACTTTTCACCCGTTTAGGCCGATGTTTAAACGAAAAATACAAACTTACTAAGAAACTACTCGAAACCTTCAACCCTGCTAAAACTCACGTATACAACCGCTACTATAAGCCGTGGAAGGACAACGTCGAACCAGCACACAAGAAGTTCATACAGGCCCTGCCAACGGACAACCCGAGCCCTGAGGTATCGAGCTACGTCGAGGGCATACTTTTAACGGGGGAGGATTCCACAATTCAGCGCCTTATTTACGGGAACTTTGAGTACGACGACAACGTTTTGGCACTCCTTCCTTCCTACGATGACATTTGTGACATTTTCACAAACAACTTTGTAAAAGGTACGCCGCAAAGGTATTTAAGCGCGGATATCGCCTACATGGGCGCGGACGTGTTCGTAATTACAATCTGGAGCGGGTTTGTAGTGGAGAAGGTTATCGCTATAGATAAAATTGATGAAACCGCGATAGGCAATAAGCTGCTAGAGTTAGCTGAATATTACCGAGTGCCACACTCTAATATCGTTTACGATGCGGACGGCTTGCGTAAATTTACCTCAAACAGCCTAAAAAGATTAACAGCGGCTAAGCCGTTTACGAACAACGCTGCACCGATTAAAGATAAGCAATTCGGGAACTTAAAAACCGAGTGCGCTTTTAAGCTCAAAGAACTAATCGAAAAGAAAATGATCTACTGCGAGTGCAAAGACTATTTTAAGCAGATAATGTTCGACCTAGAGAGCGTAAGACGTGAACCTATGGACGACGAAATGAAAATTAAACTAGAAAAGAAAAGCAAGCACAAGGACCGAACGGGTAAATCTCCAGATTTTTTCGACTCTTTACTGATGAGAATGTATTTTGAGATAAAAAATACGGGTGGATGGGGTTAAATTAAATAAACTTTACTATATTTGGCGTTCGCTACTTATAAAACACTAAGCCCTTTGAGTTTGTAGCGAGCTCTCTGGGCTACTTTTATTTATAGAATTATGTTATTAACACTCTTAAAAATCTTTCTAGCTATTATTTTCGGGTCCGCAGCGCTCACGCTGGTAGTGTGGCTACTCTTAGCAATTTTCCACTTTATAAAAATCTACTACGATGCGTACAAAGCTAACACCAAACGATAATTTTATATCAAAGGCCCTAGTTATCGGCGTAACCGTGGACGACATTATGGCTGAGTTTAACGCTTACGACTGGATGCAAATAAAAGATGCTGACGAGCAAGAAGTACTAAACGACTTTAAGCGCCGTCTAGGATTCGAGTTGGCTAACCAAGGCATACGAGCCAGAGCGTTCCTGCACAAGTTTGAACAAGCAATTATAAACCTGAGTGCTCTAGTGGAAGAGGTACACTCTTCCTACAATATTCCAGCCGCTAAGGGCGTCAGTAACAAGAACATAAACAAGTACTATTACTTGAAACTTTGGGCCGATAAGAAGGGCCTAGCAGTAAATTATAACGAAACAGATTATAATAAAAGAAAACTATTTAACTTTTATACGATATTATTTGATATATTTGCTGATAAGTTAACAAACTTCAATAAGTTTAACGATATAAAATCAAAGAAATGAGGCACTTGCTATATTACATAGGGTTTATATACTTTCAAGTTGGCGTTAATGTTATCGGCATTCCGGACATTCGTAAGCACGTTTTTAGCACTGATAAAAAAATCAGAGATAAATTGACGCTTTATAAGCCCGCACTTAAATACCATAGATAAATGATACTGAAACCTATAGACGAGACTTGGTTTTGTCCTGCGATAGGTGCAGGCGTTAACGACGTGCTTAAAAAGCTATTTGATTTTAACAGTATTAATTTCATTCAGACTGACGCTGCAGGATCTTCTATGGACGCTGACCCTTACGCCTTCTTTGCGGTTAACAGAGTTCTGCTTGTAAGGCCCGTAGTAGGTAACCCGAACAACCGATACACGGCGGTAAATTACGACTGCTTGCTTACGATAGCTAGAGCGGTCACACCCTCACTAGAAGTAGAGACGGGCAGCGTAGACGGTCAATTCGATACAATAACCAAGGAACTGATAACAGCGGAGTTTTTAAACACGCTTAAATCCTACTTTAGGTGCTGCGGTTACGGCGTAACAATTAACCAAGTACGCCCTATATGGAATAGTACTGCAGCGGTTAAGCGAGTCAACCACAGCGGCGTAGAGATAACTTTAACTATCGAAATTTAAAACACATGGAATATTTTAAACTTGGAATTATACTAGGGGCTGTAATACTTGTAATTAGAGATTACTTAGACCAATAAATGACAACCGACGAAGCGGTGCAGACCGTTATAATTGACAAGCTCAAAGGGCTAATTATCGAGAACGATATGGTAGCCACTAGAGCCCTGCTTAACTCCGTACGGTACGAAAAGAACGAGAGCTTTAACCAGCTAAGCTACGACATTATAGCACTAGATTACATAGTAGGTTTGAACGACGGTATTGCGCCAGATGAGAAGCCTTACCCAAGTATTGAAAACCTGCAAAAATGGATAGACGCAAAAGGGCTAGACCTCAACCCTTATGCGGTACAAAATTCGATTATTAATAACGGTACGTCGTGGTTCAGATTAGGAGGCTCTGACATCGTTACCGACTCGATTAACGCTGAGAGGTTTAACGAAGTTATTAGATTAGCTACGCCAGACATCAAAGACAAAATAAAAAATAGATGGCAATTACTTTTCAAAAACAGCCGTTAAACTTCTTTAACGTTAACGAAGCCGCAATTTTCGAGTGGACCTCTGACGCTGATCTAGGCGTAAACGTTAACGACCTAGTCGCAGATCTAGAGCTAAAGAGTTTGTACACGGACAGGCGTTACGTTATTAAGAACATACTCCCAAACTTTGGCACGGGAGTTTTTCGTGTAGATATACAGCGCTATATTAAGAGTCTAATGCTGGACAATTTCGAATATAGGTTTGAGAGTCTTAACCAAGCGTTCACAATTGAGGCGTTCAGTATCGGGGTAGACGTACGTCCCGAGAATTACATAAACACTTTAGGCGACGCGTTTGTGTTCGACAGTGGGTATGTGTTTGATGAAACGTTCATCTTTGCCGAATTTTCACCGAGCGACGAATTGGTTAACTTAGGTTTTTTTCCACAAATAGGGATTTCTCCCCTATCGGAAAACGTGAGAATACAAAAGGATCCCACAAAAATAACAATTTTAGCCCCTAAATACGTCGAGTTTGCCTCTGGATTTAGTCAGACGCTGAGCGTGTTTGCTGGAGCCCTGGCAACAACGAATAAAGTGCTAAGCGTTGAGGGAGTAACTAGCGTAATACCTGCGGGACTAGGCGTTAGGTTAGCACCGATAACTGAGGAGCAGATTAGCCAAACGTACCTGCCCGCGCTTATCACGACATCACTAAATAACGGCGACATACCTGTTTACGGGATAAGCTACAAGGCGAGCGAGTGCGAGGACACTTTGCAGTTTAGATTTTACACGTCTTACGCGGGATATTCTTACTTCTACACCCCTAAGGAGGCGCTAACTGCGGCGCGTAATAAAACCGATGCTATAAACAACGACTTCTATAACCAGCAGGAAGGCCGAAGTACAGAGGTGCAGAGTTCTGTAGATTATGCCGAGGGTTTAGCTTTGTCAGGCAATAAGGCCCTGGAGCTGCAGGACCTATTTAAGGAGCTTTTACGCTCCCCAAAAGTAGAGGTGCTTTTGCCCCGAGGCTTTACTGAGTGTAAAGTTAGAGGACAGATGAACGCGAGAAAACTGGACTTTGAATATAGTTTAAATGTGGATATCGCTAACGTTGAACAAATGGGCTTGTAATGATTGAACTTTTTAGAAAAGGATTTAGGCTAGACATAGCGCGTTCGCAGGTGGTTACTTTTAAAAAAGCAATTAACCTTAACGGCATACAGGGCAGCTACAGCTACTCTAACACGTTTCCTATTGACCTAACTGCAAATAACAGAAAACTGTTAGATCTTCCCGAGTTACCCGGAGGTAAGTTAAACACGCTGCAAAACGGGTACGTTATGGATGTGGTCCTAAACGGCTCGATCCAGCTAAGAAACCAGATTGTAAAAGTTACCAAAGAAAGCAAAACAAAAGCGGATATTTACGTGCTATACTCCGACAGCTCTATAGTTTTGAAATTAAAGAGCACTTTAATTAACGACGTAGTAAGCGAATTTAGGTATAAGAAAACATTCGCGGACTTCGTGGCAAAGTCGAGTACAGAGCTTAACGCTAACGCCCCCGTAGCTTACGTGCAAACTCAATCGAACGCGGGGCAGTACGTTATCGAAGAGATGCCTCAGCTTGTTAGGTTAAGCTACGTTATAAATAAGATGCTCGCTGACATTGGTTACACGCTGTACGGCGACTTTACGGCCACAAGAACCGAAATAGGTAGGTACCTTATCGCTCCAAACGCTGGAATTTATCAGATTTACGGTGGTACGGGGGACGGCTTTGCTCCAAACTTTGATAAGAACCTAACAGCGTTCGACCTGCTTAACCAGACCCTTGCATACTTCAACTGCTACGCTTCTATAGACGACACGGCGAAGGCGGTTATCATAAACCGCTGGACCAACTTAGGCAATTATAAAAACGACTTTAAAGACTACTCGAAGTACTTTGTAGATTATAGCGATTTTACCTTTCAAAGTAAGCTTGCTAAAACGAACGAGCTAACCTACGCCGACAGCGATGACACATTTAACTCGTTTTTCACTAACCCGCTGAGCAGTCAGGACCGCGCTACTTATCTAGCGTCGAAATTCGGATCGGGTAGCACTCAGCTATTCAGCGACAGCGAGGTTTTAGAAAACGACACTATTCCTGTTCGAGAGAATAACGAGATTGGCGAGACCTCAGCCGTTAGGATTTATACGCTGGACACAAACCCCGTTGTTTTACCGCTGTACGGGGGAGGTATAA